GAACCCTTTCGAGCAGCCTGTGGAACTTGGCCCAATTCGGTTGAATCAGCCTTATCAGGGTCTGTCAAATCCTTTGTAATTTCATACTCATAGTTGTTGACAAAGTTCACAGATGGTTCTTCTGACTCTAGCCAGAGAGCAATGTTAATTAGTGCTATTTTAACCTCTGGAATGTCAGGAGCCTGTGATATATGTGCCTCCATTGAAGCAAAAATGTTGCCGCCCTGAATAGAGTCAAGTTCAATAACTCCATGCTTAGCAAGAAAGTTAAATAATCTATTTTGCGCACCATAGACAGTTCCGCTGTTTAACTTTGAAGCTAAAGCAAGAATCTTCTTTTTAGCGGGCATTAAAACAATGTCGATGTCAGGATGGTCAGCAATAATTAAATTGCCATCTATTGTTTTTCTAATATCCAATTTAAGCTTCACACCAGGAACAGTCGCAAGCTGTTCTGTTGTTTGAAGCTCCTCGGTGGGGCTGTTTAATTTAACCCGAATTGTCATTACTTCTCAAGCTCCTTTGCTAGAGTCTGTATTTTTAGAATTTGCTGAATTGACTCTTCATTTAATTCTGAGCTTGAGAAGCCGTCAAGTACAGCTAGGACTCTACTAATATTTTCACGTAGTGCATCAGTGCTGTCTTCTGCTTCTTTTGAGCCAACTAGGGAATGCTTCAATCTGCCTATCTCTTCATTCAGATAAATCTTTAGATTAAGAGAATCATCGTTAAAAGAAGCAACATATTGACTTAATAGTTGTTTATGCTCTTCAAGCAAAGAGTCTCCATATTGCTCATTAAACTTTTTAACAAATGTTGAATAAACAATGTTGTCTATGGGCTGTAGCGTTGTTTGAGCCTCTTCGCTCTTAGAGGTTAAGGATCTAATGAGGTTGCCCTCTAAAAGAACTTTGTTTTTTGCTGATGTATTTGGGTTTAGAATCTGCGATATTGTTGCTAAATTTTTGTAGTTTGGAACAAAGTTTGAGAAAATGTCTTTGGATAGAGACTTGTTAATTTCATTTATTAACGCTGTTTGCTCATTAAAGATCTGCTTCTTATCAAGCCCGGCGTGGATTGTTTTAACCTCATGGACTAGCTTTTCGCAAGTTATTGGATGAAGAGCCTCACTCTCGTAAAGGTCTCTATATAATTGTAGCTCCTGTCGCAACAATGTGCCAACAGCAAAGTGTTCTTTCATAATGGCCAGAATCGTGGCCTTTTTATCCGAATCATTAGCAACGACGCTTTTTGTGAGTTCTCTCACAAGAGCTTCGTAAAGAAAAGCGGTATTTCTTTTCTTATTATGTTTTATTTTCGGTAGCATCGCTATTTTTCTCCAACGTTTCAACTAATCGTCTAACCTCATAATTAGACTCCATTAGGCGCTTCTCCTCTATATCATAAGTAGAGTTCATGGTTTCATAAAGACCTTTTCCTAACCCAAGTAATTCAGAAGCGCCTGGGGCTAAGTTCCTCATGGTTGCCTTTGTCTTTTCATGAGCCCACTTTGATTTATAGTTTTTTATTCTTGGGCCACTATCTTTGCGCGCATCTCGCGTCACTGGTTCATACCATTTGCCCTTGGATTTGGATGTTGTAGTCTTTCCGTCTGGTCTAAGAAACTTGTCTACATCGCGCTTAGCGGCTGCCTCTGTGTCCGGGGTAACCAATAGATTAGAATCCTCCCCTCCTGCCGGCGCTTCTGGCTCAGCAGCCGGTAATTCAATTGCTGGCTCTTCTGGTACCTGTGGTGTGAGCTGGTCTTCCCCAAACCCAGGTGCTGGGGACTTTTGAGCTGTCTCTGCTGAAGCCAATTCGAATTGTGCCTGGAGTAGGGCATCATACTTCTTATCAAAAATAAGCTCTCGGCTGTTTCGCACAAACTCCTCCTCAGAGAGGTGGAATAGATGCTCGGCAATCCATCTACGGCTAAAGTATCCTTCTGTTGCTGCACTTGCAACATCGAACTTGGCCTTCCAGTGCTCCAACTCCTGAAGTTCTGCAATCTTAGAGGGGTTGTTGAGAGAAAGATCAAAAGAGATNATATCATCTCCTCTAAACCCAAGAGTATAAAGATGGATGATTCCAATCTTTTCAAGCTCAGAGATCACAGATCTTTGAAGTCTTTGGATAGTTCTAGCAAACCTAATATCTTTTTGCGCTAGGGTTGTCTTATCCTCGCTACCAGCCTCGCCTTGAGTCAGGTATGATTGAGGGATCTTTAGCGCAGAAAACAACTTATCACGAAGATATTTAACGTCATCAATATCGCCAGTAAACGCCCCACCAGGAAGGGACTGTACAGTTGAGCTTTGACCAGCTCTTGTTGGAATAAAGATGTCCTCCTCTACAGATAAAGGGTTGTACCGCAAGTCAACTCGTCCTGTGTCTTGGTCGACAACTTGGTTACGCTTCATCTGCGTCATAACCTTCTGCATGTATTGTTCAACGTCGTTAGGGTTAATATTTCCTACATCAATATAGAAAACACGTCGCTCTGGTGAGCGGACAATACGATAAGCCATCATGGCATCTTCTAGAAGAGTAAGTTGGCGCCAGATTCTTCGAGCAGGCTCAAGCACGGAGGTTCCATAAGGGGCGTACTTGTCGTTACCAAGAATTCTAAAGTGAGCAATTTGCCAATTCTCAAATGTCATTCCAGCGGAGTTCCACTGATATTGAACGTAGTTTGGATTGGTCTTGTCTTCTCCTTCTAGTCTTTCAATCTCCTCGGCTGGAAGACCGATTGCTGAGCGGATGCCTTGAGTCTCATCAATGTCAAGGTAAAGGAAATAATCCCCAAACTTGCACATGGAGCGGCACCAGCCAAAGAGATTAAAGTCTACATTTAAAATGTTGTGATACAGAGTATCAAGAATCGCTTTTATTTCATCATTGTGACATTTGATACTCAACAGCGGTGTAAGGTCGGATGATGTTGTCATCTCATCTGCGTAAATATCTAGAGCGGATGCTATCTCAGGCATGTACTCCATCTGATCAAAGTCGGCATAACGCTCGGATCGGTTTTGGTTAACATAAGCGTTGGCTTGCATCTTTTCATATGCATAGTATTCTGATCTTTTAAACTGTTGGCCACTAGCTGATTTGAATTTGGTCGCATAGTCATCCATATCACGACGCTTGATTCTTTTGCCCGTCTCGCTTCTGTACCTAACAACAGGCCCAGAAAAGACTCTGGTTAGCTGCTTAAACAGACGACTTTGTTGATTTCTTGGATTTCTATTACGATCGGCCATTATCTTTATCCCTTATAGACCCATAAAAATTCTTTATGTTCTTCTAATGCTTGTTTGTTTTTTGAGCTAGTATCAATGTCATAGCTTTTGTTATACCCCCTCATGCCCGGTATTGCAGTGCTAATTCTGGTGTTAGACATAATCATTGAGTCTAAAAACGCCTTTTGATATTCTACTTCTCTTTTACTTGTCTCCAACGCAGTGTCTCTAACCCAGCAGCCAATTGCTAACGACATAATCAGGTCATCATTGTAACTACGCATTGCTTCTGGTCGACCGTTATTCCAAATAAAAGTCTTAAACTCGTTGGCAATTCGCGCTGAATATAGAGTAATTAGTTTATTTCTAATGAATTCTTCTAGCTTGGCCACAATTAAAGGCCTTGTTTTTTGGGTAGTTGTAAAACCTGGCACTGAATTAGAAATGCCTTCTGCCTCTAATTGGCTCACGTACTGGTGTGTAGACTTAATTGAATAGTAGAGATTTGGATATTCTAGCTCTCTCAGCTTTTCAATCACTGCAAATCCAACAGAGTTGTTTTCGACCACGAGAAGAGCATTTCCATATTCTTTACCTACGGAGCAAAGCATGTTACCGTATATATCAGGCGTGGGCTTACCTTGGTATTCTGCTATAACTTCCATGGTTTCTAGTTTTATTACGTGAAATACAGAAAAGTCTTTGCCATCCCCCCTAGCAACGTCTGCAACTACTAGATAAGTGCAATCAGAGCTGTACTCTTCCCAGATCCAAAAGTTTCTATCAAATCCAGTCCTGTGCTTTGGCTCCTTGACGTTTCCAAAAATTCTTTTGATATCATCGGGATGGATTACTGTATCGCCAGAGGTATTAAAGTTGCACTCTAGCTCTTGAGCTATCTGCCTCCGAGACATATTTCTGGTTTCTTTTTCAAACCATTCAGTGTCTCTTTCGGGATGCACAGACCAAGGCAGGTTAGTTGGATAGAAATCATTTATTCCCTGCTCTGATTCTGTATACGTCTTGTGAAACCAGTTCCCAACACCATTTGGAGTGGATAGCGCAATGCACCTACCACCAGTGGAGAGAGTAGGATACAGACCTGTCCATAGCTCTTTTAGCCCTTCGACGTGCGCAGCCTCATCTATTACGAGAAGCGATAGGGCCTCAGAACGACCAGCGTCTCCAGAAGTAGAAGAGGCCTTAATTTGAGAGCCATTTGACAACTCAAAAGAAGACCTATTATCAATTGTGATACTGGTTATCTGCAAAAATTCTGGTACGTTTTTGAGAATGTGTTTGACTTTTTTGACGAGGTTAGAGGCCGTTCCAAACTTTGTGGCTATAACTAGAACGTTTTTATCTCTATGAAAAAGCATAAGCCAGACAATATATCCAGCGGTGACGGTGGATATGCCTAGCTGCCTGGCCTTGAGAATGATATTAAATCTATAATTGTTAAAATCTTTAAGAAGCTCAGACTGGAAGTCGTAAGTCTTAAAGGGGATGAGTCCCTTTTGAGGATGGGAGATTCTGGCGTAATTATTTATGAAGTAAACCGGATCTTTTCCGCATTTAATTACTTCTCTATAAATCTCTTTTTTAGAAAGTTGGTAACCCATTCTTCATTTTATGGGGTCTCAGGGCTGTATCCCTCAAGTCCACGATTAAGGAGGTTTCTGAAGTTTCTATCGGACAACTCCTTCTGCGCTTCGTCGTCTACGACCCCTGTTAAACCGCCAATCTTATAATCACAGTGGGCCTGGCACCAAGTCCAGACTCTTGATCTGTGTTGAACGAGAATATCATGTTCTCCCATTGGCTTTAAGGAAAGAGTTCTTCCAGTTAGTGATTTATACTCCTTTTTAAGGAATTTTACGATCTCTGCAAAACGACGACCAATCTCATCTTCAAAACCATTGGCGTACACTTCCTTTAGCTGTAGCTCGCTTTGGTAATTAATTCTAAGGACATTGCCCATGAACTTAACGCCAAAGCCGTCTATCACGCGCCTATCGTTTATCATGTGCCCTTCTTCGCGCTTTAATCCAGCAGGACGCGGCTCGCCATCGCCGTACATTCCCTCATGGGCTCCATCATAATTAATGTTTGCTACTGCTTGTGCAATATCGCGAATAATCTCAAGTGTCGTTGCCATTATTTGGTCTCCATCCAGATAGCCATCGTTCTTCTCGGTCTTCTACCCACTTAACATAACAAGTCTTGCAGCATTCGTATTTGTTCATGTAAATGTCATCACGAACGTCAAAAGAATAAACACCACAAGTCAAACAAGTGCGATTAGACTCTTTATTAAGTAGTTTCTTGGGTATTAAAATACCATTAACGTCTACTTTCTCATTTTTATCATTTAGTGCAAATTCTTTTTCTGTAAGTTTTTGGATTTGCTCTAAATAATCATTCTCTTTGTTGTCGTCCCAATTCGCTTTTGGATTCTGTACAGCCTCTTGGCCGTACTTTTTACTAATGGCTTGTTCTATTTTAGCTATTTTGTTCCAGTCTTTATTANTCACTGTGACCCCTGTGTTATCTCACGCGCTGCAAAAAAGATTGCAATTGAAGTAACAGCACCAGCAATAAAACCACCAGCAAAGAACCAATGATTGTGGCGATTCGGTTGTTTACGCACCATCTCTCGAAGATCAGTAATCTCCTGATCTCTCAACGTCGCCAAAGCAGTGCTGCGCTCCTCAAGCGAATCATAGCGCACTTGTAACAGATTGTACTCTAAGTCGCGGCGAGCCGTTAAAAGATTGATCTCGTAATTAACACGCAGATCACAATCAGTAAGACGAAACTCACGGTCTGCAATCAATTGGGCAGTTGCAGTTGGGTTAAACAGAGTCCCAGCAAATGGTGCCGGATCGCCTTCTTCTAGTTGTGTAAACTGTGGCTCTTCCTCTTGTGCGAACAAGTCTACTGGAAATAAACTAAAAATTACGGTCAATACTAAGATTCTACTCAACATTCTTGAACCCGAATTCCTTTTCTAGAGCTTCTGAGAGGGATCGAGGATCTTGATGAAAGTTCTCCACAAGCTCCTTAACCCTTTGACGCTTTTTTCTATCAAGTGAACTACTAGACTCACTATGTTGTCGCTCAATCTGTCGTATCGTTTCATCAAATTTAGTCCTGACTAATTCTGACCTTCTTATTTCGTTTTCACGATTTTCTTCAAGAACTTTAACTCTATCTTCATAGTTCCTGCGGTTTCTGTCCATTAAATCCAAAATGGGATTAACGGCATCACCCTTTGTGAAAAGAGTAAGTAAGGCAGCGATAATAAAAAGCACGGGCACGTACCAATGAGTCTTTAGCCATGCCCATGCTTTTAATAGGAAGGTTTTCNTACCAAGCCAAGTCATCTTAGCCTGCATTCTTTAGGGCAACCACAGTGTCAACAACGCCCTGAGAGCCAATGTATACCACTGAAATTGTCACCCAATCACTAGATGTAACAAATCCTAGAAAAGCTAGGACTGTACCTGTTCCCCACACTAATAGCTTTCTTGAAGTTAGTTTTCCAAGAATTCTATCAATTAAAGGGGCCTTTTGTATTTCTGCTTCTGTCATTTTGCCTCCTCAGACAATTAATAAATAGTTAGCCGTTGACCAAAGCATACCCATCTTGTTTATCGATGACTATCTGGGTGTCTACACAATCCTTTAAATGATCCAGGTGCGAGATAAGCAGAATTGTTTTAAATTTTGATTTGATCATGTCCANAATCCTGACAAATCCNTCCATATTATCCTTGTCNAGAGCGGTNCCTGGCTCATCNAGAATAAACACNTCACTCTTAGGAAGACTAGAAACTGTTAGTAGCGCAAGCCTAATAGCCATTGACGCTACGGTTTTCTCAGCTCCAGAGCCCATTTCGATTGGGCGGCCAATGTATCGTGGGTGCTTGATAAAGATATCCAACCTTTTATCTCCACTTTCCATGTACACCTCAAAGTCTACCACATTTGTCAAGACTTTTGAAATCTCTTCATTAATGGCTGGTAGCTTCTTCTTGATAATATCGTAAGCAATGCCGTTGCTATGCATACATCGCATATAAAGATCGTAAGCAGA